CTACCGCAACAACCCGCCACAACATCAGAGTACGGCATGCCCAGCGTGATCCATTTGACTACCATGCGGATGCGCTGTTCCAATTCCACCTGGCTGGTCTTGTCACCACGCGGACGCGGGGCCGGCGCTTCCACCGGCTCGTCGTTGAGCATGTGCGTGATGTCCGCGATGTCCACGTCAGAAGGGGATGTCATCGTCCTCCGCGGCTGACGTTGCGGGGGCGGGTTTGGGGGCCGGCGCGGACTTGGTTTGGAGGTGACGCCAGTTGCCAATGATCGGGCCTTTGATGCCCTTCTCGCGCATTTCCTTGGTCACGTCCTGGACGATAAAGCCATCGTCCCCGTATTCGCCGGTCCCGTTTTTATTCTCAAAGAATACGCCGTTAAGGTAGGTGCCCTTCTCGCCTTTGTAGAGGAGGTCCTTGTCGATCTTGGTTACGTCTATTTTGTATTTGATCATAAATCAGTTTCCTATTTCCGCTTTCGACTAATCCTTGTAAAGAGTTCTCTGTGCGTATGAACCCAAAAAACCGCCGCGCCTGCGGTGCCCACGTCCGCCGGTGTGACCGCGTTGTCGCTGCACGTGCCGAGGGGAGCCATGGTTTGCAGGGCGTTCATCACCTCCGCGGGGTCCATGCCGTTTTGCTCAATGTAGGATTCAAGGCTATTCATTCCACGCGGATGGGGTGAGCGGCCACGGTCACGCGCCACAGGTCGATAAAGGATGAAATGACCGGCTCGAGGTGTGGCGAAGGCACAACCGCATTTTGCGCGGCCATCTGCTCATATTCCTTGTAGAGGTCCAAGATCAGTTCCATGGCCTCGGCGCTGAAACGTGCGTAGGCCACGGTGGATTTTTCGTAAGGGCAACTCATGCCGCGATGACCTCCTCCATCTTGGCAATCTTGCCCCGGATCTCGCGGGCCTTTTCGCGGCCTTCGGCATTCCACTCGGTTTCCCACGGGCAATTGCCTTTGGCCTGCCTCCACCGCTTGTCCATCTTCATTCGCTCCAGTTCGCCCTGTAAGGCCGCTTTCTTTTCTTTGGCCTCCCAGACACTCAAGGGTTTAGTCGAAAGCCCAGAGGGCCCATTCCGCGCAAATGCGGTGCCATTGCGGTTCTCGTTGGCTTTCCATCGCTCGCCAAAGGCTTTGAGCGCGTTGCGCCAGTTGCGGAATGGCTGTCCGTCCTTGCCGGTCCACTCCCCGTCCGGGCTGATTGGTCGGGCCTCACATTCGTGAAAGAATATTTCAGCCAGCCTTGCCTCGACGCCCATCATGCTTGCGGCGGTCTGCACCTCCTCGAGGCTTGGGCTTTGTATTACATTAGATTTCCTTACATTACCTTTCCTTACATTAGGTAGAGCGTGGGCTACAGCATCTGCTTGAGCGTGTGCTTTAGCGTGCGCTTGAGCATCTGCTTTCTTCGCCTTGCCACCGCGGCTGCCACGCTCGCGCATGGTCTTCGCAAACTCCTCGGTTTTAGTGGGATAGTGAAAGACGAGCAGATCGTCCCCAATCCAGTTCCACAGCATGGTCTGCTTGTTGACCTCCTCCAAGGTCACGCCGGCCACCTGCTGCCATTGCCTATCTTTCCAATCGCGGCATGCGCGGATGATGCCGCTGTTCTCCTGGTCCGCGCAAAAGGCCAGCAGGCAGAGCCACGTGGCGCGGTCCACCGGATCGGCCCCCAGAAAGTCTGGGGACCGGAGCACGGCGATTTCGATGTTGAGATGTTTCATTTGAGTAAGTCTTTGACTTCGATTTCGAGGCGGGCATCCCCGCTCCGGGCTTTGGTAATGATGAGTTGATCGATGAGGGCGTCATCCTCTATCCAGCCGGCGGGGACCAAGCAGTCCAAGACGCCCTTGGCCAGATTGTCCACGTCCGGTCGGACGCCATGGGTTTTCTCGAGCGGCCTCGCCTTCACGGGTGCGAACCAAAAGCGGATCGTGACCAAGACGGGCCAATCGATGGGTTTGCGTGGCGCATGCCGGCGGAGTTCCGCGGTGAGCTTGTCCTTGGCGTCCTGCACCCGTTTCTTGGTGTAGAACATGACCCTCCCACCGCGGACCATGACGCCCTTTTGTTGGGCGGTCACCGTGTCCGGCTGGCCCTGGATGACGGCCTTAATCATGCTGCGACTCCGCGGTAAACGGCCAACGCACGGGCATGGGCCTCGCGCCGGCTGGCATGTTTCCATCCGGTCCGCTGGATGATGCCGCTGCGGAGCGCGGCCATGAACCGCGCCCCCATGGCATTGGCCTTGGGCGGATTGCCCACCCAGGCACGAACATCTTCCGCGGTGAATTCCGTTCCGCTCCGGGCCATGGAAACGATGAGGCTATCGGCCTCCTGCTTCCACTGGTCCGGCGTGGCCTCGTTGACCAGCGCCATGCCCTGGTCGCGTAGTTCGGTGCCGGTCATGGCTTCACCTCCTTGACCTTTAAGTCGCGTTTGACCGAAACCGATACCGTGGTGACAAAGGAACTGACCACTTCGCAGATTTCGTAGGTCCAACCAAACGTATTGTCATATTCCGCTGGGTCCTCCTTCTCATTCTGCTGCTTGATAAACTTCTCCGCTTCCGCCCTGGTGCGAAACCGTGCGTCGATCTCGCCTTCATGTCGGTCGCCTTGATCCGTATAGACAACGAGAAACTTGCTCATATCTGGGCCTCCTTGGCCGCGGCGTTAAGCGTGTCGCTGGTTGTGCGGCGGTGTTCCAGTTCAGCCATAAACTCGGCCACCATGTGGTCGCCGGTCATGCGGTCGGTCAGCGTGTTGATCCATTCCAGCGCCCACACCAAATCGAGCGTGGCTTGGCCGTGCGCGACAAGTGCCAGAACGAGCGGATTGGGTTCGCTCATAGCAAACCCTCCGCTTGTTTCTGCATCCACGCCGGCAGACCTATGACCGTGATTTCCTCGGTAAATCCGGGCCAGTGGTTCTTCTCGGTGCAATCGCGGACCCGGGCCAGGTCGCGCTGATACTCGGCGCGTCCCAGTTCAATAGCTTCCTGCGACAACGAATAAACCGCGGTCGCATACGGGGCCTCTTTCTCGACCACGATGAAGACGAAGTCACTTTTATCGATACCAACCAGCCGGCACAGATCGATGTAATAGGCCGCCTGCACGTGGTAGCGGAATTTGCCAAGGCTCCGCTCGAATTCCTGCGGGTCCGCGGACGCCGAGGTCTTTAAGTCGGGTATGACACTTCCGCCCACCAGAGCGTCGAGACGCGCCTTGCGGATCGTCCCGTGCTCATCCTCCGCGAAGAGACACTGCTCGGTCTTCGCGTTGTGCAAGATGCGCTTGGCCATCGGATGCGCCCAAACGGAGCGCACCATCCCGTGGATCTGGTCCGCCTCGTCTTGGGTGATGATCGGCGCGGTCTGCTCGGCTTTCCACGCCTTGCCCTCTTTCGTTGTGAAGAGCATGCCCTCGGGTTTGACCACGTACGCGCCGGCCATGGTGTCCGGCTCGAGCACGGCCCGATGGACCAAGCTGCCGAGACGCATGGCGGGCGTCTGCACGTTTTCGACTAACCCATCTCGACGGGCCTTGTAATGCGCCGGCGTGCGGGGTTGGGCAATCCAATCCAAGTCGGACTTGCTGATTCCTTCGGCTCGGCGGTAAGACGCCTCGGCCATGGTGAGGACTCCGGTTTCCATTAGAGCAGTTCCTCCTGCTTGATTTGGTTGGAGAGCACCGCGATGTCCTGCACCAGATCCACAATGGATTCCGGCTCGGCATCGGGAAGCACCAGGTTGCTGGCCACTTCGCGTCCGCGGGCGGGTTTCATCGGCTGGTAGTCGCTGACCTCTTCGCTGATGCCCACGCCACGCAATGCGTCCGGGAAACAATCGCGGAGGGCGAAGCTACGGGCACGCATCTGAAGCATGCGCTTGGGATACGCGCTCCAAGGACCGGACCTGCCCCACAGCTTGGCACGCTTGGCATCCTCCTCGGAAAACGTCCGTAGCGTCAGCTTGGGCGTCTTGTCTTCGCGGCGGATGAAACGCCAGACTTTGCAGACCGCGGTATTCGTTTCCGCCACGTGCGTTTCCTCGATGCCACCCCACAGCTGATGCGCCATGGCCAAGGCCAAAGCGCCATCGCCAAACAGCGAAGGCCGGCCATTGATGACCGCGATGGTTTGGAGGGCCTGCATCGGCGGAAGGCCGATCTCGAGGCCGCATTGAATGGCCACCATGACCTGCTCCGGTGTCTGGAAACTGGAAGGTGCCAGACCGGAGTTAACGATAGCGCGGCAAAACCGCCCCATCTCGTCCATGCTGCGAAGCTGGACCCCGCTCTGGTTAAACGCGACTTCCACGCGCTTGTTGTCTTCTTTGATGGCCAGGTCGCTCATCCGCGCACCCCTTTCTCGACCAGGATTTCCTCCAACCGCGTGGGATTGCTGGCCCACGCCACCAGCCGGCGAAAGGTCACCGTCTCGTAGACCGCGGCCCTCACCCTCGGGAGCGGGGGAAGGTTGACCGTCTGCACCACCGGACGCCACGCCTGGAAGCGGGCGAATTCCAGTTTGCACTTCTTTGCGGGCCGGTCCGCCTCGTTGTAGCGGGCCAGATGTTTCGGGTTCTGCCGGTCCTCGAAATAGAGGCTCGGATACTTCAACGCCAATCCCGCCAGATGGCTGGAAAAGAGTTGCAGCTGCGTTTGTTCTGTGTTCATTTTTCACTTGGTTCTGTTCTTGCATTGGCCGGTCACCGGGGGACGCTCCGGTGGCCGGTTTCGTTTTGATTGCGCGTCCCTAAAGTTTTGTGCGGCGGTTCTCTTCACGGCGAAGGAGCCAGCGGTGCCAACGGTGCTGTTCTTCGCACTCGTCGTAACCGCGGCAAAATCCCACCGCGTAAGCACCCATCACGGCGCAAAGCGCCATGAAGGTCAGCATGCTGATGATGTAGTAGTCCATATGGGTTCCTATTGTTTGTTGAGCCAGCGGCGGCGTCTGCGAGATACCGCGCTGATAAATGTCATAGGCCGGTCATGCACATCGATGCCGCGGGACTTGAGCCACTCGTAGATCTCGAGGTAGCTGAAATGTTTCGCCCGGAGTTCGTTCACCGCGGGCATCCAGGATTCGATCACGCGCCGTTGGCCCTTGCCCTTGACGTTGCGCGGCAGGGTGCCACGCGCCTCTTCAAGCAGCTGGTCGGTGCTCATTTCGCGGCCAGCTGGGTGATGAGCAACTCGCGGATGAGCGCGGACAAACTCATGTCCTGCTTGAACGCGAATCGCTGGGCTTTCTTGAGCAGGTCCGGTGGCAATGAGATGCCCGTGGGCCGGACCTTTTGTGATGCGGGTTTGCGCCTGTTCGCCATAACAATGGGGCGAACTATTACTAACCTTTACTAATAGTTCAAGCGAAAAGATGGGCAGAAAACCCCATACCGAAAACTTGTTAACTTTTGGTAATGTGCGAAGGTAAAAGCATGAATCCCAAAAAACCAAAGCACCTCAAAAGCATCCCAGCTGGGATCAGCTTGGAGCCGGCGCTGACGAAAAAAGCCAAGGCCGTGGCCAAGGCGGAAGGCTACGGTTCGTTATCGGCGTATGTGAGGTTTGTCCTCACCCGCGCCCTCAATGACGCGGCTGACGCGGCGGAGATAAAAGGCAAGAAATACCAAGCAGCAGCCAAAGGCAAACTGCCCCCACGCAAGTAGAATCAATAGCTTGTTCACGCCCCCAAATTATCGACGGGCATAGGACATTGGCAGTCCTATGTGTGAGTTACTTTTTCTGGGCCGCCGCTTTCTTCCGGGCATTCAGCCGGCACCGCCGGCGCGTCTTCGAGGCATACCGCTCATTGGTCGCGTAGTACTCCCGCTTCCGCTTGTTCTCCTTCTCCCGAAAGCCCCGCTCGCCCTCGTAGCGTTCGCGGTATCTCTCCCTCATGTATTCTTTGCGCTGATCGGGATCGGCGTAAGGCATAGTCGAAAGATACAACGCGCCAAGGAAGTTGAAAGAGGCAAATGTGTGCTAACTTGCTGGGCTAACTTGATGGGTTTGTGCCCGTTCTACAGAGAGAGAGGCGAGGGTCGGAATCGAACCGACGCTCGGGGCCGGCCCTTCTGTTACAGAGTAAAACGCTCGAAAATTTACCGCATTAACCACTATTGCATGTACAATTTGCTGTGCTAACTTTCGCCCTATGGCCTCGCTGACCACCATGCCCAACTCTCCTTTCTGGCTGGCCCGGATGCGCGTCTGGGTGGCGGCACCGGATCACCCCCAGGGCGGGTTCTGGCGTCAGACCATACGCTCGACCAAGTTGCCACTCAAGACCGCCCGCCGGACCGCCCAGCGCGTGGCGGACGAGATGGAAGCCGTAGGCCGAGAACTACGCTCCGAGACGCCGGACAGCGTGTGGGCGCAATCGCGCTTGGATGCCCTGCTACGGGCCGCCGGCATGTCCGCGGCCAGACGGCGCTCGACGTGGGAAAAGGCCGCCCAAGGCTATTTGGCAGCCAAGACGGCCAAGACTCGCAGCATGGAGAGCTACCGCAAACACGTGGCGCACTTCGCAGACTTCCTCGGGCAGCGCACCCGCCATGACCTCCGGTCCATAACGCCAGAGGATATAAGCGAGTTCTACCACGGCATGACCAAGCGCGGCCTGTCCACCAATACCGCCCAGCAAGTCACCAAGACCATCCGGGCCGTCTTCACCCGCGCCATGCATCTCCGAAACATCGAGGCCAACCCCGCGGCCCTCTTTCGCATGAGCGCGGACGCCACGCCCTCGGGACGCAAAGCATTCAACCAAGGCGAGATTGCGGCCATCCTCAAAGTCGCCCAAGGCGAATGGCGCACCTGCATCCTGTTCGGCCTCTACTTTGGTATGCGCCTCGGGGACGCCCGCCGGCGGTCCTACGAGGAGATCGAGGACGGCAACCTCCGGTTCCTGCCCGAGAAAAAATCCCGCCTCGGCAAGGTGGTCACCGTCCCGCTCATGGGTGAGCTACAAACACTCCGCGGCCAGGGCCTCATCACCCCCACCCTCGCGGCCATGGAGCACGGCACCGCCAGCAAACACTTCTCCCAGCTGCTCGACCGCGCCGGCATCGTCCGCGTGAAGACCACCAAGCGTGGCGAAGGCCGCGGCCTTACCGACAAGACATTCCACTCATGGCGTCACACCACCAATTCCCTGCTGGCCGATGCCGGCATTGATCAGCGCGTCCGCCAGCTGATCTGCGACCACGATTCGGTCCGCGTCAGCAACCGCTACACCGCGGTATCAATTGATACCATGGCGAAAGCCCTCACCAAGGCCATCAAGCTGCCCAGTTGACGTTCACTCCCCGGGTGTCGAGGTGGACAAACGTCCGGTAAAGCCCCAGCCCGCCCTTGAATTTCCCGTCCCGCCGCATCTCGAGCAGGATCTTGTAGAGGGCCGCCGGCTGCTCGGTGCCGAGATCCAGCGCACAGAACCTCATGTGCTGGCTCGACCTGGCCCCGCCAATGCGCCGGTTGTACGCCGGCGAGCGGTAGGCCGATAGAATGCGGATCGGTTTGCCCAGTTTTTCGCGGGCCTCATCGGCCACCACCGCGGTCGGGATCATGTTCTTCCAAAGCGATTGCGGGGGCGGAGTATTCAGCCCCAAGGTCGCATCGCTCGATCCGCGGAAAAACAATTCCTCCGCCGTGAAGTGTTTCACGCCGGCCACGTTCAACATTGCTCGAAATGCATGCATCAGAATTCTGCCTTTCCTTTCATCCAGAACCTCCGCGCTTTCAGATCCACGTCCAATTGCAGCGAGGAGAGCAGACGCTGCCAAAATGGCCGCCGGTCTTCCGGTTCCGGTTCCTTGGTTATGAATTTGGCAAGGCCCGCCGGACTTCCGTATAGGTCACCGGACCGGCATAGCCATCCACCGGGGCGTTCACCACGGCCTGGATCTTTTTGACCCCGTTGCTCTGGGCCGCGTTGGTCGCGTAATTGATCACGCTCACCAAGGCGGCCATCAAAAAACCCGTGACCGCCGCGGGGTCAATGTGGCTGGCCAAGGTAGGATCGTGCGCGGCCACCCGCGTCACCGCGGCGGCCACCAGGGCGGCAATCGCAGGCGTCAGCAGGCTGCCACCTTTCGAGACAAGGAATCGGAGGATGAAGGATTTCATTTGAGTTTCACGCGCTGCACCGCGCTTTCGACCGTCCACCGGAGCAGCGATTCGGTGGCGGAAATTCCTTGGTCCAGTGCCGCTCTCTTGAGCGATAGCAGTGCCTGGTCACGCTTCGCCCCGCTCGGCAGGTCCGTCTTGTTCAGATTGCGAACCACGTCCACCGCGAGCGGAAGCAGGGCCGTGGCCCCGGTGTTGAAAATGTCGCGCAGCAGGGGAAAGTAAAAATTCCACAAGGCCAGGGAGATGCCTGCGAGTTTGGCGAAAAGAGAGTTCATAGTTTTCGACTAATCCTTTCCAGTTAGGGTTGTGCTGTCAACGATGGGGATTGGGCTACGGAACAGGCGACAAGGCATCCGCCAACTGCTGCCCCGTCGAATCCAGCGTGGCCGCATTTTTAAGCCGCGCCCCGATAGAGCCAGAAGTAGTCATCCCGCTCGTCAGCGCGTCCCACACGGCGGACGGCGTAAGGACGGCGGTTCCGCTCGTATTGTCTACCAAAACGCCAAGCGCCACGCTGCCAGCGGCAGGAACGCGCAGAGTTCCTGTCGTGTTGCCTTGGTTAAATGTTGTCCCGAAGCGGACATCGCTTGCCGCTGGCAAGGTTCCAGACACGGAAGCTGCGTCGATAAGCGTCTTTTTCGTGCTGCTCAAGCGATGCACCAAGCAGACGTTGGTCGTTTGGTCGGGGCAACTGACGGCTCCGCTGGTCGGGGCTTGCCCGAGGAGTCCGTATTCAAATTGTTCAACGCGGGTTTGCGAGCCAACAAGGTTTGAAACAACTCCGACTTGGCTGGTCATGCCTGTCGCGCCGATTCCCCAATCATTACCCACGGCGCGGGTGACGTTAAGGATTCCTGTGGAAAGGTTTTGTGTGCCCGCAGCAGCATTACTGCCAAAAGCCGAGCCAGTAATTGTCAATGTCCCTGTGGAGTTGTTTCGCGCCCCGAAAGAGGTGGTTCCCGACCCGCCCGTTACATTGCCAGTGATATTTACGGTTCCAGTCGAAGAATTATCCACTGCAAAAGCATTACTTACTGACCCACCCGTTGCGTTGCCAGTTATGTTTACGGTGCCAGTAGAAATATTAGAGATAGCAGCCCACGCACTACCCGTTGTGGCCGTAAGATTTCCCGTGGCGTTCAGCGTTCCAGAGGAATTGTTTCTTACCGCATCATTGCCGCTTCCCGCTGTTATATTTCCGACAATAGATGCGGAATTGCCAGACGTTCCAGCAAAGATGACGCATTGGGCGTTGGAAGCTCCCCCAATGACGTTTGCCGTAAGAGTAACGCCGTTAGACAGCGTGAATGATCCTCCTTGCGTGGCGCTATTGGCATTGTCATTTCGCACGGTTGCCACCGTGGTCGAAACGTTGACCGTGATGGCAAAGTTGTTGGAGTGCAGCACATCGCTGCTGGTAAAAGTAGACCACACATCCGCCGCCGTGCCGCTGGGCGTGGTGGCCCAGACATCCGTGGCGTTGATGTTGCCCGCTTTTCTGGCGAAATAGTTTGCCATAGCTTACAGCCCCTTGGAGGCGACGAGGGTTTGCAGGGCGGTCGTGATCGCCGTCACGCAGGCGATTTCGGCGGGGTCTTGGACTTCCGAAAGATGGCCGCGCAGGAGGCCGATGGCGGCGGCGTCTGCCTGCTCGACCGAGGCCGCCGTGTCTTCGGTGGCAGGGACGATGCGGGTCGGGATGAGGCGCATGGCAATCGAGGCATCAGGCGAGCCGTCTGCTTTGTATTTGCCCGTGATGGCGAGGTTGAGCGACCAGCGGTCAAAGCTGTTGCCGTCGATTTCAAGAGGAGTTGTAGCAATCATAGTTTTGTTATTGGGTTAGTTGTTAAGAGTAAGAAGCGGTCAATCGGTTGGCCCACTGGACAGCGGATGCGGTAAGCGTGGCGACGAAGCTGCCGCCAGCGTCAAACTCGCTGCGGCGGATCGTCCAGCTTGCGGTGGATTCACTGGTGCCTGCGTCTGCGAGGCCCGTGTAGGTGTAGGGGCTGACGAAATCGCTGCGGACTTCGCCGCCGCCGCTTCCGCCCGTAGCCGAAAGCTCCCCCGCCGAAAGGCTCAAGCCCGATCCGATTTGGATCTCCTCGACGGCACCTGTGCTGGCGGTCGTGCGGCCTAAAATTCTTGCGGTGGCTTGGGTGAGGCCGCTGGTGGTGATGGAGCCAGAGGCGGCTGCACCTGTAACGTCTGCGACAACGTGGGTGTGGTTGCCTGCGGCGACCTGTGTGCTGCCTGTGCCGACAGGGAGGCGGGCGACATCAACCGTGCCGCTAAAGATTGCTTCGGCGGCAAAGCGGCTAATAGTTCTGTCTTCATACCAAGACGTTGCAGAAGTGCTTGCAGCAATAAATGTGGCGCGATCAACGGGGCGCAGATTGTCTGTGAAAAAGCCAGAAGAGATCGACCCGCGCATGGGTGTCAACGTCTGCCCCGTAGAGGAATTAAATTCAATGATGACCACATCGCCCGCCATGACGCCCGTAGTTGGCAGCAACATTCGCAGTCCCGAAGTAGCCGTGTTGACCGTGTAAATCTTTGCGCGGGCGGCGGTAAGTGTGACGTTGGCGGTAATTGTGCCGAGGTCTTCGGTGACAAA